TCTGGGTGATGATCCCATGACCGAAAAAGCACAAGGTAAACTCACTCCCGACGCCCAGGCAAGCGGATCCATGCTGGCAGGATTGCTCGGCAAGAACGTTTATCAGACCCCCAACGATTGCCTAATCGCGGGGTTTGCAGCTATCGACAATGGCGGCAAAAGCGCTCCTGGAGATTGGCAATATATCGAGGCCGCGGATTGGGGTAACAAATCTGAAAACCTGATCCTCGAGGAGATGGCCGAACGCCTCGGCGTCAAGGGCGATTTCAACATCACAAAACCTTTTCAACACCCGACATTACCTTTGGCGGTTAGCCTGGATGGTATTGCCGAAGGGACAGGGGAGGTCATCAAAACCAATTACGATGCCGGAATATACGTACTCGGAGCGGACGAGATTGCCTTGAATGGTCCTGGTATCCTCGAGGCCAAGCTGACAGGCGCTGCCCCGACTGAATTTCCAAAGCCATATCGTGGACCGATCCAGGTCGAGGGTTGCATGATGTGCACCGGTTATACCTGGGCAGCAATCGGGACGCTCTATCGCGGCACTGAATTGCGGATCTACGTCGTCGAGGTTGATATGGCTTTGAGGGCTAAAATTACTGCCGATGTCCTCGATTTTCAAAAACGCATAGATGGCTATAAAAATTTTGGTGACAAAGACTGGTATCCTGCTTTGACCCCAAACGATGCAGCCAATACCTGGCAGCAAGCCGACGACGGGGATCCTCCGATAAAATTATCAGATGAATTATCGCAGCTTGCTTTGGAATACGAAGATGCGATGTTGGCAATCCGGTGTATCACAGAAAAAAAACAGGAAATAACCACGATGATGATGAACGCCTTGGGCAATAGCAAAGAGGGATATGTCTACGAAGACGGCAAGCAGATTGGCAAAGTAACCTGGGGCACAAATAAGCCCAGGAACGGTTATGTCGTTAAACCAAGAGCCGCCGCCAGGGCAAAAAGCATAAAGGTCGAAATCAATGACTGATTTTCTTTTCCCGAAAGACGTAACCCTTTTTAAATTTATCGAGATGGAAATGGGAATGCGCCATGTCGCACCAACGTTGCATGAAATGGCCCTGGCTATGGGGCTCAAGAAAGTATCAATAGACATTGTTTTCCGCCGTTTGGCGCGGCTCGAGGAGGCTGGTTTAATTAAAAGGGTCTACGGAAGGCACCGCGGATTAGTTATTACCGGGCGTTTGGAAAAAATTGGGTTTGATTTAGTTGAGGAATAATTGAAATTTCGCGCGTTTCTGAATCGACATAGGCCATTCTGACGTTCAACTTTTTTTGCAGGTCACTCCTCTTGCGATAGATTCGATCTGGTTTTTTGCGCCCTGGATTAAAGCGCTTTTTGTCGCTCTTTGAGTCGAGCAAAATAATATCGCCAGCTTCATTCACGCAGATCAAATCCGCTGGGCCCTGGTGGGCCAAAGGTCGATAAACAAAATAGCCGAGGTGCAGCATATACTCGGTCAAAATAGCCTCGCAAACTTGGCCTAGTTGGTGAGCTCTAAACGGCAAGCTCGGCCATACGCCGTGATAAACGTTTAGCCCGTGCTGGGGTCTGCTCCGCCCAGCGACTGTCGAGCATCTCCTGGCTAACACCGTCCCAGAACCTCTTTTTCACCAGGTCATGCGTGTTATGAAACTTCATGAAGCGGCCAAGGCCCATTTGAAAACACATGTTTGCAAGTATTTTCTGGACCTCTTCCGGTAGATCGTCAAAGTCATCGTGAACAATTTTGCAATCGGCTATAGTGCGCTTGATATCTTTGTCAAAGAGCTCGTTGACGCGCTCGACCGCCACCGGTGTTCCGACAGCCAGGTCGTATTCGGGGTCCACGCCAGCGATGCAGAGGTGTCCAATGCCCATTGTTTTATAGCCTATATGGTCGAGATATATTTCGTACTTCACACCCTCGTCAGCGGAAATTTCTTCGCGTAATTCATCCAGGTTCATTTCGCTACCCCTTTGACCTTTTCCCAGCTACGCAATCCGCCAAGCCCTAGCATCCCCATCAGAACGGGCATTAGCTCTCCCAAATCCATGCGTGGTAATTCGATGAGATATCCGCTTTGAGCCAAACCAAAAACTAGAATCGGCTGGAGGACGTAGGTGTACATAAGAGCCACGCCACACGTCCAACCGATGAATGGTCTCCACCCAGCGACAAACATCGATCTATGTGCAGCCTCGACTTTGTTAATGCCAAGCTGCGCTAGATCGACTTGGGCCAGGCTATCGGTCAGCTTGGCTTGAATTTCTCGCTCTGCCGCTGCTCGCTTCTCCTTGTCCTCCGGCAGAAAACGCCCGGCAACTTCCATCACGGACGGCAGGACGGCCGAGAGCAGCCCGATCATTTGCGTCTCGCCAGTAAAATTATTGTGATGGTGACCAGGATGATTATCCCAAATTCACCCGGCGTGAACGCCAACGGCGGCATCATCATCGTTTTGCCTGAAAGCTGGTGGCGCCGAAGTAGACGGAGATCAGTCCAGCGAGACTCATGATCGCCATGTCAAATCCAGCAACTTTTTCGTAACGATCCGGCGCAATTAACATCGCCGCAATCATACTGCTCATAAGCGCGAGCGCAGCCCAAACCATCCGCCTTCTGTTGGATTGGTACACTTGCTTGTCGGGTATGTTGTCGATTTGATCAGCCATTTTATTTCCTCAACAGTGGGTTATTCAAAGCGTCACGGATTTGTTTCTGTATGCGTTTTTGCATTGCAGCCAAGCGCTCATCGGCAGAAGCAAGACGTCCATCGAGAGTATTAATTTTTGCGTCAAATCGAGTTGCGGCATTACTCGAAATAGATCGTAGCGTGGCTTCAGCAGACCGCATTGCAGCGCGGGTTTCCTGATCCAATGCACGACTGCGCCGGTCCACATCGCTGATCGCCTTGTAGATTTTTGTGCTGTCTAAGCGCACACTTTCCCGCAAGTCTTTGGCAATGTTGAGCACCTCGTTCACCCGCGCCCTGATCGACGCCATCTCCTTTTCAGTCGCCGCCATGCTTTCAGCTTGAACTGCTTGACTCTTGCGGATATCGGTCACATTGACAGGCTTGAAATTTGCGACGGCTTTATTGAGGTTTTGATAATCTTTCCAAAACTCGAAGCCAGCCCAGAGACTTCCACCCAGAGTCCCAATAAGCGGCAGAATCAACAGGAGCTTTGACCCGCCGATCTTGATGCCTTTGTATTCAACCTCTGCCATCACTTAGCCCACTGTAAATCAATCAGCGGAGAGATATCCCCGCCAGCAACCATGCGGTAATTGGTCAACGTATCGACCATCGAAGGCGCATCTTTCAAGCCGTTTGAGCTAAAGAATTTTTCGGCAGATGGATCAACAATCTTCGGACCTGTTGCAATCTTTCCAACCAACAGCGACATCGCAACCATGATCGTCGTTTGGCTTGTATACCGCTGACTGGGAGCAATCCTTTTAACGACGCGCTCCGCTGCCGCTGCCGTCTTTTCTCGCTTCGTTTGCTTGGGTGCTTCCCGACTAGGCGTTGCCTGTGGCCGTACAACCGCTGGTGCGGGTGGTTCAATTCTTAGTTCAGACTCAATCTCTGCCTCCGCCTCTTGCACCTCCTGTCGAATTTCTGGTTCGCTTGGTGCTATAGATGCAACGGTCGGAGGTGCAGGTGGTGCAGGTGGCCGCACATTGATTGCAGCCACCTGCACAGGTCGCGCGGCCATAGGCGGCGGCGGTGTGGTTACTTCCACAGCGATTGGCGGCGGCATAGCTATCTGAAGATCAGAAGCCGTGATCTCGTCGATTATCTGCTGTTCAATCAAAGCTGTTTGGTAAGTGATTGACAGCGACGGGGTTGCTCCAAATTTCGGTCCATACGCAGAAATCGGGTGGTATCCCGCATCTACTCCCCAAAGTTGAAAAGTTCCTGTCAGACTTGACCAGCTATTTTCCCCGACCTTATCTGACCAGGCGTAAGAGGACGCACCGCCAAAATCTAACTCAAATTGTTTGCTGAATTTTATTGCAACATCAGCACCGTCGAAGAGCGTGACGCTGGCAGAAAAAAGATCACGGCAGTCAGTTGCCTGGCTTACGCCGCCCGTACAGCTTGCAAGTGTTGCATTAGAAGAATGGCTATTTGCAATTGTCACTCCGGTGTTGAGCGTAAAGCCCTGGCGAATTTCGGCGGCACTCAACCCTACTGAAAAATCGGAGGTGTAAGTCGTGCCGACACCGTTGTTACTGGCGTTGCCGGTGCAATACTCACCAACTGCACACCCAGAC